ATGTAATTGCGTTATTGGCTGAGAATGCTGAAAGAGCAAAAGTGTTCAAAGTTTTTAATCTAGGTCCTGCATATGCATATCCATTCTTTACAGCAGTGCTTCTAACTTCATAAGATGTATTTGTGTAAAAATTTGTTCTACTTCTACGTTCAAGGTCTAATGTAGTTTCAGGATATAGATTTAATTCTTTTTCTGTATTTGTGCTTGTATCTCTATAATCATTATGAACTTCTACAGGTTTACCTGTTCTCGCAACAGCAGACGATACGAGAGTCTTACCATCCAGTTGTCCAGCATTACTCATAAATTTAAATCCAACTCCTGTTCTTCTACTAAAGATAGTATTGAATAATGTATTTAATCTCATGTAGATCGGACTATCAGAAGTACCAGAGAATAATCCTTGTGATAATGTAGCACCAACTGGTTGTTTAACACCACCTGATAATCTTGTTTGAATGTTCACCTCTCCAGTTACATAAAATCCACTTGGGTGAACTGCACGTTTAATAGAATCTCTCCACTTGTTAATTGATTCTGCAACTCTAACAACATAAGAATAATCTTGATAGTATAAACTATCTTGAATCTTTTTAGAACCTTCTGAAAGATGTCCGTCTTGATTTATATAAGCACCAGCAGTTGTAATTTGAGCACCAATAGTTGCAGTACCAGTTAGTGGATCAGTTTTTGCTACAATAGCAGTTTCACTGCCAGAAAATGTAACCGTATCACCTTCAACTAACTCACTTGTTGTTGCTGTGTATTTTAAAAGAGGTGCTGTAAAGTCAACTACTGTTCCTGTTGCACCTGATACATTTGATGTAAATGTTTCATCAGCAGATATTGTTCCTGAAACTGTTTTAAGAACAGCGTAATGAGGAAATGCTAAAGTAGGTGCTGATGTGTAATTTATACCGTGTTCAATAATACTTAATGAAGTTGCTCTACCAATATCATCACCATAAGGTATAACAGTTGCACCTTGAACATTTAAAACAGCAAAAGAAGATTCATTAGCAATTCTTCCACCTTGTTCTAATTCAATTCTACTAAAATCACTTGTTATAGAAGATGTAGCATTTTCTAATCCAATAAATCTTGTACCATCAATTGTTGCAGTCGGTAAAGTTGTATATCCAGAACCACTTGCAATCATTCTTATATCTGTAATATCACCTGTGCCTGAAGCATTTTGTTGAACAATTTTATTTCCATTATATCCTGTTGAAGCCACTAAATCTTCTAATACAATATGATCAGTTGCTTCCATATTATAAGGTCTATCTATTTCATGTTCTTGATTGACAACATATATTCTATTAGCACTATCATCAATATATTCCTCTTGTAATATAGCACCAGATTCATTTTCTAATGCTGTTCTAACTTCAAGGTCTTGCATTGTTGTAGAAGTATCTAAAAACTTACCACCGTTACCATTATCAACAGCGTCTTCAAGTAATAAATCACCTGACCCACCACCTGTAATTGTTCCTATTTCTAATTCAACATGAATATCTAAACTTCCTGTTTCAGGTGCGATACCACCATTAACAATTGAAACTTTTGCTTCAGCAGTACCAGAACTAAATGTTAAAGTATCTCCTTCTTCATAATTTGCTCCAACAGCATTTACAATAACTTCTGATACACCTGCACCTGATATGTCTTGTATCTGAACTCTGGCTCCAGCACCTGCACCACCTGTTAAAGTTGCTTCATCACCAACTGTTAATGTATTACCATTGTTTGTAATTACAGCAGTTGATAATGCTTGTGATACGGTTACACCAATAGTAATATCTTCATCAACATTACTTATTCCTGTGACTTCAGCACCATTTACAAAAGTACCTGTTATGGTTTCTGTATTCAATATGATCTCAATTATTTCTGTGCTACCTTCTTGAAATTTTAATATGTTTTCTACAATTGCAGTTGCTTCATTTACATCAGCATCAGCAGGATCATTTGCTTGTGTAATTGTTTGACCTGTTAAAAAGATAGGGTTATATACTGATTGTAATGCTGTTTGTGTACAACGAATAAAAGTTTGAATATTCCAAGAACCATCTGATACTCTTAACATATCATCTGTTGGTGTATAAACTTCTGCTGTTTCGTTAAATAATATTCTAAAGAAAGCCTTGTGTGCTTTTGCAGTACCTTTTGCTCTATATAAAGATTTAATATTCTTAATTAGTTTTCTTGTGCTTACAGCGTCATCTGTATCTCTAGGAATTGTATTAAGAAATTCCTCTTTCATCTGATTTAAGAAATCACTAATCGTGTGATCTGGATCAGAATAATTTAAAAGTTGTTGAATGTTCTCTACTGGATTTGCACGATACTTACCAACTTTAGCAGTTGCACCTGAAGTAGAACCAGTGACAATTTCACCTGTTATCCAACCATTGTTTGCTGATATGAATAATCTATCATTTGCTATCGTATCTTCTGCTAGAACTGTTGAAGTCGCACCTGAAGTAGAACCTGTAATGATTTCACCTTTTGTGAATGATCCACCAAAAGTATTTTCTTCATTTACAAGTTTATTATTTGCGTCTAATCCATTTTTATTTGTTTGATTAAGTAATACAAAACTATCTGTCGTACCTACTGTTTCTAAAAGTATCTGATCTATTGCTGTAAATGTATCTAAATTTAATTCAGCAGATTCCATGAATAGGAAATATGAAGTAAGAAATTCTGTAAATTTAGGGTGATCACTTAAAACAAATTCAGGAACTTGTTGTTTAATGAGTGTGGATAGTTTTTTTTTATTTGTTTTTTTCTTGTCCATTACCTAGCCCTAATAACTGCTGGTAGTTGTGTATGATGTACCTGCTTGTGAACTACCACTTTCGATTTCATCTACTGATCCAGTAAATGATGAGTTAGCAGTATCAATTGATAACACTTGATTTCTTACAGGAACAACATCATTTGAACTTGGCGTCACGGTTACTCTTATTTGAGTACTAGCTGCACCATCAACATTTGAAATGCTTGTAATGTTAGCAGAAGTTAAAATTATTTCTCCAGTTGTGTAATCAATTGTACCGAAAGATGAATCTGTATATATTCTTGTAGTACCACTTAAATAATAAACTCTAATAGCACCTTCACCATTATCATCTAGGAAATGTTCGTTAGTAGAACTGTCATCATTAATTTTAAATCCTGTTGATGAAACAATACCACCAGCACTTGCATTGTGACCAGAGTGTGGATTGTAAAATGCATTATTAAATGATAGTGTATATTTTAAACCCGAACTTAAAGTCGGTGTAATGTATTTGTACATTTTAATTTTTGTAATATTTGATAATATAGAAGTGTCAGCTTCATCTATTGTTTTTCCAACTGCTGAATATCTAAACATACCTGTAAAATCCTCTAATGTGTCTGTATTGTAGGTTGAAACAGCATTTAATACATTTGTTTGAAGTGTTGATACATCTTTAGTTGTTAAACTAGAATCATATTTAAAAGTTGTAGTTAAAGTTATGAAAGTAGTTTCAGGATCAATAATCACAGGTGTTACCGAAGCAACAGCATATGATTTAAGACTTTGTACTAAACTTGTTTTAGTGACTTCTGTTAAATTAGAACCCGATTTTGCTTTAATAGAAATATAAACTTTACCATAGTCAGGAGTGGCAGCATCTTCACCACCATAAACTTGAACTGATTGTGCATTTGCATATAAACTTTTTACAAGAACTTTATAGTCATCAGCTGTGACTGCTCTATCTTGTGATGTATAATCTCTTGGTGCATTATACTTAATTGATTTAATTGTTTCTGGAGCATCACCACCAGCTGCATTACCAACTGTTGTGATTGTCACACCTGCAAAACCACCAACTGTTCCTGATAATGTAAATGAGGTTGCACCATTTGGTTCATCTCGATTACAAGTCACATAATCTAATATGACAATATTACCATCAGCGATTGCTTCTCCTAAAACACCATCACCAAAGTAAACTTCAAATCTTCCATTTTCAATTTCTTGTAAAAAATAAACTTTAGATGTAGAATCCAATGTTGTAATACCACTTGCTAATGAATATGTATTTGTCGTAGAGTCTGAAGAAGATTCTTGAACTTTAACAGTAAGAGTTGTTGTGTCAACATTATCATTTGGTATAATAAATCTTTGATCTGTATCAGTTGTGTTTGCTGTGTATTTGTAATTTAAATATGTACCTTCGTAAATTACTAAATTAGAAAATTTATAAACACCATCTACTGGTGAAATGCTAACATCAGCATTATTTACAAAAGAATAGTTTGTTCCGTCAACCGTAGTTGTAAATTTTGTTCCTCTTGACATTGTGATAGAAGCGCCACTAGCATTATTTACTACAACATCAATTGTTGCTTGTGAAGCACTAGCACTTCTTGGAGTGTAACCAACTTGTTTTGCTAATGACACAACACTTGATCTTTGATCAGCACTATCAAGATACATTTCGTTTGCCAACATATTAGCATTGTATCCTAGGTAGTGTGTGTTGTAAGCAAGAACATCTAATAGAATATTCATACCAGCACCTTCAAAATCGTAATCAGTAAACTCGTCCTGTTGTGATAGGAAAGTTTTTAGATTATCTTTGATTCCGTCAAAGTCTAATTGTGATATTTCTAATTTAGTTGCCATATTATCTTAATCTTTCTAAAAATGATTCTACTTGAACTGGCTCAGAATGGTTAACTACATAAAAAGATATTGAAACAGAATATCCATTTCTATCTAAATTAGGCATATTTGCAACCTGTACCAATCGACATCTTGGTTCATAATTTTTAATTAATAATTCTATTTGTTTCCCAATAAAGTGTGAAATTTGAGGAGTTATATTTTCAAATAACAATGCTCTCAAATTAGACCCAATTTCTGGGTGAAAAGGTTTCTCATAATGATTTAAGTTAATTAGATTTCGTACACTTCTTTTTACTGATTCTACATCTAACATTTTTTGAATGTCTTTAGTAGCAGTATTTTGAGCAAAGTCTAAATTTAAATCTTTATAAATTTTTGCACTTCTCTTACTTTTATTTGTTAGTGTACCAGCGTCATAACTTGCCATATTTCTCTCCTACTACTATTTATACCAATATTACCCACCTGCAAAAACTGTACCACTACCAGTTGTCATTGCACCTGCGTCAGTACTATCGCCTATTCTTGCCATCGCTAAACCAACAGCAAATACTGTTGCACTACCTACATTGACATTAGCCACATGAGCTGGGCAAAGAGGTGATGGCGGAAAAGTATGAGAAATGGTTTTATCTGTTATTCTAGCAACAAGTATTTTATTTGCAAAGACAGTTGACTGTCCTGGCGTAGCTAAAGTTGTGGTTGCAGTACAAACATGGCCTGTACTTAAACTATCTCCTTTTCGACTTACTGCTGGCATTTCTCTTTTTTATTTTCCTTAAATAATATGTTCTACCGTTTATCTTATAAACTTTTTTTGGTTTAAATTCAGGTTTTTCAGGTTCATATGCTTGAAAAAACCAATCAAATACTTTTTTAAGATATTTCATTGGAGTGTCCTCCTATATTATCTTACTATTTTTTACTTTTTCTTTTTTTCTTTGCTGGTGGCTTAGTTGCCTTAAATTCGTTGTAAGCACCTTTAACTTTAGTCATACCTTCTGGTGTAGGAATCTTTCCTTCATCAATTAGTTTCTGTCTATTTGCTAAATGTTGCATTTGAACATTATCTTTGTCACCACCATTGTAAGCAACAGCGTGTCCTTCATTCATCAATGTATCAGCAACATTTTTGCCGTCTATTGTTTTGAAGTTACCAAGAATACGACCAAATTTACCTTTCATATTCTCTCCGCCTTTTGTTACCTGTGATAACAAGATTGCTTCTCCGCCTAGTAGCGAATTTAATCTATCTTTCGCTGCTAAACCAAATATTTTTTCTATTTTGTCAGTTGTTCTACTTTCAGGAGTGTCAATGCCCATAATTCGGACTCTTTCATCCCTTAGCCAAACGCCAAAACCCAAATCTAGGTCAATATCAACGGTATCACCGTCAACTATT